CCCCCCCAGGGTTCAGGGTTGGATCGCATGCTATCGGAGAGTTATGCCACTTTAATTTTGGTAATAAATTTATTCATTTAAAGTGTGTCATGGATTTATTGGTAGTGAGACCAATAGAGGATCCTGTGAATGAGATAGTCACGCCCAAACAACCGGATTTGAGTTGATATCCTGTAGCAGCAGTGCTGCTGAACCACGACCATTGTCTGTTGCACTCAGAAATGAGTTGTATTGGNTGACTTCGCAACGCCAATATGATACGGTGCTAGGTTCAGCCAGGAATCCGATTGTAATTACGTTCTTTTTGCCACTTGTAGGCGGAAGTAATCGTAAGTGCATGACAAATTCCGTGCTATGGAAACTATTTGCTAACTGCGCACTTTCTGCATCTGGTCCTTGCATTGGAAAGGAGTCCGTTGTTGAATGAACGTGTGTCCATAGTTTAGCACCGAAATTAGTAGTGTGTGCTGCAGGTATGTCCGCAAAGCGGAGAATAGTACTTGGGAGGCCAGGACCAACCTGGTCTGACGAGACCACTTTGATGTATCGCGTTGGCATGTTAGTATCAGACAGTGCGGCGTATTGAAATTTTTTGAAATTGATTTCGACGCAACCTTCAAATTCATCTGCGAACGTTAGTTGCAACTGTTGAACAGTGTTTTCTGCGTCANTAATCGCAGTGGGTTGTGCTGCCAACAGATCATCACCAAATAGTGAAGCTATAGTAAGGTATGTCTTAGGGACNGTGAATTTGCAGATTCCAGTGTTGCGAGTTCCTACGAGCAAATTCTGCCAATTTCCCAAGTTGTATTTGCTGCTNGCATAAATCGGAAGGAATACATCAGGTTTAAGGCATGCGACTTCCCTCTTGATGTTATACGCATGACCTGACGCGACCTTGGGCTTTCTGAGTACAACTGTGTAGGAAACCCATAGTTCTCCAATGATCTGACCAGCATAAGTAGCTGGGGTTCCTGTGATGGCTAGGCACAATCTACCAAGGTCGTATTCTTTTAAGTCTTCGGATATTGGCAAATTACCGGCACGAATGAATTTGTACTCAGCTCCAGCCAGTTTTGCGGGATCGCACTCTATGCCGTGCTGCATGTGTTCAGTAGTTTTGCAAGACATACCTCCTTCATAAAGCATCATTTCTTCCTTAGAACCGAAAGGGTCTGCCGTAGGGTTGTATTGCGTAGCCATAATTACCTGGCCCACCTGCCCACTAGCGCTGGCGAAGTCGGCTACGGTTGATTTGTAAGTGACGATAAGTTGTTTGATGGCGTATTCTTCATAGTTGATAGCAATTTGAGAGAGCCATGCGAACAGTTTTGACATTCCAGGGTTTAGAGGGTATTCAGAAGGCGTGAACGAGGCTCCCGCTGCAGGCGCATAGACATCACAAATGTACTCACGATTAGTGATAGTCGTTGTTTTCATGTCTTCCTGGCCGAATTGTGGAACGACGTTTGCGCTTTGGATAAGGCCGTTTGTAACGTAGTTGCCTCGTCCTTTATACAAACCTTTACCGATCTTGTCCGTGACGCCAAAGACTGCGTTTCCCACGTTCTGTGCTATCCCTGGTAACAGGCTTTTTCCCGCATCCCAGGCTGCGTCACCAAGTTTATCACCAAGATCACCCATTCCGAACAAGTTTCCCAGTGCTCTGCCGAAGTAACCTCCGCGACCTTTGTATTTTCCTTTACCCGTCATCATGTAGGTTTTTCGCATTAGACGTTGACTTGGATTAGCTGTTTTCCAGTTAGGGCCTACTAGATCCAGGGATTCCTGAGATCCACGAAGCATCGGAACATCATAATACCGACTTCTAGGGAATCGTTGATTGTATTGGGCCGCCCTTGCTTTTAGCCATGATGGAGCCCCTCCTGGTACAACAGCGTCTCCAGCTATGCGCCTCTTTCTTGACGGCTCTGCCATTTTATGATCAGTGTTCGTTTGTTTTTTCGAACTTAAATACCCCCAAATTTTTGGGTCCACAGCCACCCCCGCTAGTATTACCGGGGTAGGCTGTGGAACCGGAACCATCCGGTTCCCTATAAAAAGCATTCCAAGCGACTGAAAGGAGCCAAAATGTCCGAACGAAGTGAGGACGAGCCTCATTCTCCCACCGTCGTCTGCGTTGAGGCTTTACTAGCGTTTTTTGGGACATTATTCAGGCCGAGAAGGCTGTATGGACCCCAAACGCCAACGCAGCAAATTCGTAGCGGCCTCACCAGTCCGGAAAGCCACTCGCCTGGGCGGTAACCGCTTTCCTGTTTTGCCGGGCACACAACACCGTATTGATGCAATATCGACTTGGGTGTTGGATGAGAGTAAGAAGTTGCCCGTAGGCAGAGGCATTAAAATACATGCCAATGCTCAAATGGAAGCCGGAGGCGCCCCTTTACCGCATTGTGTCGCGTTCTATCGCCTGTCTGACACTAGGCTGCTATATTTGGATATCAATAAGTCCATATATAGTGATGTTGAAGCTGACCCGTTTATTCGAGCTGTAAAGGCGCAAGAAAACGGAATAGAAGTTATGCCGCATTGGGTGCATCGTCAGTTGTATAATAATGCCACAAAGAGAGCTCCTACCAAAGCGTCAGGTTGCAGTCAGTATGTGGAATTATGCGAAAACATTCTGTATGGTGACACTGGAAACCGTGCACGAAACCGTGAGGCATTGTTTGAAGCACTGAATTTGGATAACCCCCCACCTGCGTGGCTCGGCCGTGGAGTTTATCGACCCCTAAGGCTTAAACCGAAAAGCAGGTATGTTGCCCGTCCATCTTTTGTGTCATATACCCCTAAGGTAGTTGCGATAAAAAAATACTACTGAAATAAAACCAAAAAAATGTTCAGTAGTAAATTCCGACTTTTTTTTGTGTCCACCGCACCCACACGGTGCCGAGAAAATACCGAGCCGAAAATCATGGATGACCCGACTGACCCGGAAGGCGCCGGGCGGTATTTAAGCGCTTGCCGCATGTGTCTGTCACCTGCATCCGATGGCAGCAGAGGCGCAAGTGACACGAGAAGCACGCGAATCCCCAAAAAAGCATTGGGTGTTTACCTTGAACAATCCCGGAACCGATGATCAAGGCAGTCTTTGGCTTCCGCCCTATGAATACGCAGTGTTAGGCCTCGAGACCTGCCCAACTACGGGTACTCCTCATATCCAAGGTTACGTTATCTTCAAGAAAAAGTATCGTCTCACCCAACTCAAGAAGCACTCCGTGCAATGCCAGCGTGCGCATTGGGAACCTCAGTCTTTGTATTCAACTCCAGCCCAAGCCGCCGAGTATTGTATGAAGGAGGGGAAGTTCAAAGAATTCGGCGAACTGTACGTTGGTGTTGAAGAGTTCCTTGATTACTGTTTGTATGAAGGCAACCACAGTGATGAGTTTGCCGAGGAAGACGATGATACACCATCTATTTTTCCATCTATGCACTTGCAATCATGTGACGGCACGTATATGTGATGCACACACAGGCCCGAGACGGCCTCAATAAAAGGAGGACAAGCTACCAAACAAAAGTGGATTGATGCGCTTGATGCCGCCAAACGAGGCAAATTTGATGGNATTGATCCTCANATTCAAATTCAGTATTTCAGCAACCTGCGCAAGATACATCACGAGACTTTGCTTCAGCAACCTACTATGGACGGAGAGCTTGAGAATCTGTGGTACTTTGGCCCCCCGGGCACAGGCAAGAGTCGAAAAGCACGCGACAAATTTCCTAATGCATTCATCAAGGGAACAAATCACTGGTGGGACGGATATGCCGGCGAAGAGACGGTCATTATTGACGAGTGGGAGATTAGCACTGGCAAGTTTATTGGTCATCATCTTAAAATTTGGGCTGATCGATACCCCTTCAAAATGGAAATCAAAGGGAGCAGTTTGCCGTTGCAGAGGCCGAGGCGAATCATCGTTACCAGCAATTATTCGATCGCCGAGTGTTTCGCCGCAGAGCCCATGGTACGAGATGCAATCAGACGACGATTTTTGGAATACGATTTCGGGATGTTCCCCTACACCACCCCCGACGGTCGTGTGATTGAAGAAGTCAATTAGCTTAGCGCCGGGGGGGGTCT